TGTTGGTGCTTATACCGATGTGACCCGTCAGTTGATGATGCAAGGTTCGCCTGATGTGGAAACCCTGATCCGTACCGATCTGGCTCAAGCTCTGGCCCTGGCTATCGACCTCGGCGCTCTGTCTGGCTCTGGCTCTAGCGGTCAACCCACCGGCATCCGTAACGTCTCTGGCATCAACACCAAGGACTTCGCGGCTACCAACCCGACCTTCGCTGAGATCGTTGGCATGGAAACCGAAGTGGCTGCTGACAATGCTCTGCTGGGCAACCTGGCCTACATCATGAACGCTTCGATGGCTGGTGCTCTGAAGACCACCTCCAAAGACAGCGGCTCTGGTCAGTTCGTCCTGCAAGACGGTCAGATCAACGGCTACCGCGCTATCGTGTCGAACCAAGTGGCTGCTGGCGATGCTTACTTCGGTAACTTCGCTGACCTGCTGATCGGCATGTGGGGTGGTCTGGACATCCTGGTTGACCCCTACACCGCTTCGACCACGGGCACTGTCCGTATCGTTGCTATGCAGTCGGTCGATGTGGCTGTTCGTCACGCCGTGTCGTTCTGCCTGGGTGATGCTGACATCGCCTAATGCTGAAAACCTCTGATTGGGGAACCCCCGAGGGAAACCTTGGGGGTGTACCGATGAAAGTTGAGTTCATGCGTAACACCATGACCAGTCTGGGTAATACCCGGATTGGTCAGGTCGTTGAACTTCCAGAGCAAGAAGCCAAGCTCTTGATTAAGGCAGGCCGTTGTGCTGTCTATCAAGAGAAGTTTCTGGCAAACACATCCATTGGCTTAGATTCTGAGACTCCGCTTATCAAGCGTGGTCGTCCTAAAAAGGTGCAGTGATGCCTGTCGAAACCGCTGCTGATCGTTTGGCAATGCTGACTGATTTCGGTCAGTCTGTCACCTATACAGTCCAAGGCGGTCAGGCAGCTACGATCACTGCCATCTTTGATAATCAGTTTGTTGAGGTCGATGCTGGCGGCAATGTCGGTGTGGCTTATCAGCAACCTCGTTTGATGTGTCGAACAGCCGATGTGGTGAATTGCACCGAAGGCGACACATTTGTGATTTCAGCCGTAACATATCTTTCCAGAATCGTCCAGGATGACGGGACTGGAATGACAATGATTGTCTTGGAGCGTCAATGAGCCATCTGAGACAACTCATCCGGGCTAACATCGTTTCTACGGTTACTGGCCTGACAACTACTGCATCCCGTGTATATGCAAGCCGCATCTATCCTCTTGAGCAGGGTAAATTGCCTGGCCTGTGCGTATATACAAGCAACGAATCCACTTCTTACGTCACGATTTCGCCTCCAAGAAGGCAAGAGCGTGTTTTGCAGGTAACGATTGAGATTTATGCCAGTGCGACCAGCAATCTGGATAACACTCTGGACACCTGCTCAAAAGAGATCGAAGAAGCCCTTTATACGGATTTGACCCGTGGGGGCTATGCAAAAGACACCAGAGTCATTTCCTTTGAATCCGAATTCAACGGTGACGGTGAAAAGCCTGTTGGTGTTGGGCGTTTAACGGTTGAAGTCACTTACTCAAACCGTGAAAACGAGGTTGAATCTGCCGCTTAATGTGGCAAAATATCATCATCTTTAAGGAGGCCAAAAATGGCTAATCACACTGGTTCTGAAGGTACGGTTCACGTTGGCACCACTGCCATCGCTGAGATTCGTTCGTATTCCATGACCGAGACTGCTGACACAATCGAAGATACCGTGATGGGCGATACTTCGCGCACTTACAAATCTTCTCTCAAGTCGTTTAGCGGCTCTGTAGACGTTTATTGGGATGAGACTGACACCAACGGTCAACAAGCTATGACTGTCGGATCTGAGATCACCATCAAGTTTTATCCCGAAGGCGCAACCTCTGCGGATACCTATTATTATGGTTCGGCCATCGTGACTGGTCTGACGATCAATGGTTCCTTCGATGGGATGGTGGAAGCCTCTCTGACTGTTCAGGGCAATGGCGCTCTGACCAAAGGGACGGTTAGCTGATGAGCGTTATTGAACGCGCCAAAGCCCATTTCAAATCGCTCCAGGTCAAGACCATTGAGGTTGCTGAATGGGGTGATGAGAATGGGCCTCTCATCATCTATGTAGAGCCATTCACATTGAAAGACAAAGCGAAGCTACAAGCAGTTTCGCGCATGACTGGAAATGAGATTGACGCTCTTGTTGAGTTGATCGTTCTGAAATGCCTGGATAAACAAGGCGATCCACTCTTTACGATTGAACATAAACCGATGCTCAGGAATGCTGTCGATGCGACTGTCCTAGAGCGAATCTCTACGGAGATCATGCGGGTTGATGTTGAGGCCGTAAGAAAAAACTAATTGAGACTCCTGAACGGCAATTTGTGTTTTATTTGGCTGAAACGCTACATAAAACAGTGTCAGAGATTGAAGAAATGCCTGTTCAGGAGTTCATCGAGTGGCAAGAATGGTTTAAGCTGAAACAAGAAAGGCAGAAAAATGGCGCAAGACCTTAGCATTAACATTGTTGCCATTGACAAGACAACCGCAGCCTTTCGTTCTGTCTCTGCTGGCCTTGGAAGTATTAGCTCATCTGCTGGTGCGCTAACCGCAAAAATTACCGCAGTCACTGCGGCATTGTCGGCTCTTGGTGGCGCTGCGTCTGTTCGCAACGTCATCAACATTGCCGACAGTCTGGATGAACTCTCTGCTCGTTCTGGCATTGCAGTTGAAACCCTTTCAAGTCTTGCCAACACCGCGAAATTTGCGGGTGTGAGTCAAGAAGAACTTGCTGGCGCTCTTGTCAGGCTCAACAAGGCCATTGCAGAGGCCGCATCTGGCTCGAAAGAGCAAATCACAGCCTTTAATAATCTTGGCGTTTCTTTCAGAAATGCTGATGGCAGCATCCGTCCTGTTGTTGACGTTCTTGGAGATGTTGCTAGTGCTTTCTCTGGTGCTGAGACAAATGCCATTAAAACCCAATACGCGATGGCGCTATTTGGGAAGTCTGGTGCTGATCTGATTGAGTTCTTGGATAAGGGACAAATCGGCATCCGTGAGATGAGCAACACGATTGATGCTGATTTTGCAAAGGCAGCGGCATCATTCAATGACAATCTTGATCTCATGGGACAACGCGCCCAGGGGTTCTTGGCGACTCGTCTTGGCCCTGTTTTGCAATTCATCAACAAGCAGTTTGAGAAGATTGCAGAGGCTGACAAAAACTCTAAGGCCTGGATGGGCGCTGCTGGCGCTGGCCGTGGATTTGTCAATCCTGAGCGCGTAACTCCAGCACAGGCCAAAACAAGTTTAAAGCCATTGACCACTGGCCCATCTGATGCAGAAAAAGAGGCTTTGAAGCTGCTTGAGGAAACTCGCAGGGCTTATGAATCCATCGCTGACGAGATCAATAAACTTGTTTATGGCGAGGACGAATTACTCATCATTCAATTCCAGCGCAGAAATGGTGATGCTGCTGCGATTGAAAATTACAAGGCATTGATCGCAGAACGCCGAAAACTTCTCAATCTTGACAAAGAACTTGAAGAAGCTGGGAAAGAGGCTGATAAATACTCTGAAGAAGCCGCAGATAAAAAGAAAAAACTGCTTGAGGAATCAAAGCGTCTTTATGATGAAACCAGAACACCTCTGGAAAACTTCAACATTGAGATGGCCAGGCTTGATGACTTGCTTGCCAAGGGATACATCAACTGGGATGTTTATTCTCGCGCAACTCTTGATGCTTTGGACAAACTGGATATGTTCAAAGAAAAAGGCAAGGATACTTTCGAGGATTTGAAAGACGCTATTCGTGGATGGGGAAATGAATTTACTAGCGTAATGACAGATTCAATAATGACTGGTAAGTTTCAGTTCAAAGACCTTGCAAATAGCATCATCCGTGATTTGATTCGGATTCAGATTCAAAAGAGCATCACTGACCCGCTGATTAAGGCTGGGACTGGATTCTTGGATAGTTTCCTTGGTACTGCTGGCGCTCGCGCAATGGGTGGCCCTGTGACGAGTGGTCAGTCTTATCTTGTTGGAGAAAATGGGCCTGAAATTTTCACTCCTGCTGGCAGTGGAAATATCACTCCAAACAATCAAATCGGTGGAAATGGCGTTACTGTTGTTCAAAACATTAACGTCACCACTGGTGTTCAACAGACTGTAAGGGCCGAGATTATGACGCTGATGCCTCAGATCGCTGGTGCAGCAAAGGCGGCTGTGGCTGACGCTAAACTTCGCGGTGGTTCGTATGCTGCCGCACTGAGGTAATCATGGCAATTTCTTATCCAGTAGCGTTTCCTGATCTTGGCATCAAGTCGATGACGATTCGTGCTGTCTCTGTGGTCGGGATGAATCAATCTCCATTTACTGGACAGCAACAAGTCTACAAACATCAAGGCCAATGGTGGGAAGCTGAAATCACGCTCCCTCCGATGAAGCGTGCTGACGCCGAACAGATCGCAGCGTTTCTCTTTAAACTCAATGGACGATACGGAACTTTTACTCTTGGCGATCCTGCTAACACTGCTCCTCGCGGTGTTGGTACTGGAACGCCTCTTGTCTATGGTGGTTCTCAGACTGGTGCAGAACTTATCACCGATGGTTGGACAGCAAACACGACAGGAATCTTGAAGGCCGGGGATTGGATTCAGCTTGGTTCCGCATCTTCAACCAGGTTGTACAAAGTTCTAAATGATGTCAACTCTGACGCTTCTGGTGTTGCAACGCTTGATATTTGGCCTAATTTGCGTTCTAGTCCTGCTGATAACGCTGCTATCACTGTGAACTCGCCAAAAGGTCAATGGCGCCTTTCGTCAAATCAGTCTGAATACTCAATTGACGAGGCTTCGATTTACGGTATCACTTTCGCCTGTATGGAGGCTTTATGAGCCGAAATCTGAGCGCAGGGGTAATCAGTGAAATCACTTCTTCCGACCTTTCTCCTTTCCTTCTTTTCGAGGGTGTTTTTGCGTCTGGAACGCTCAGGGTATGGTCTGGTGTTGGTGATCTGTCTTGGAATTCCTACACTTGGAGTGGTGTTGGTTCACTCGCTTCTATCTCTAGTGTGACCGAGACAGCCGAAACATCTGCTCAGGGAATCACTGTTTCTTTGAGTGGCATCCCATCAAGTCTGGTTTCTTTGTTCCTTGGTGATGTTCGGCAAGGTTCTGCTGGCAAGGTGTATCTTGGGTTTATGAATGACTCTAATCAGGTCATCTCATCGCCTTATATGCTTTTTGAGGGCAGGCTAGACGTTCCTGCGATGGAGGAATCTGGCGAGACTGCGGTTATCTCAATCACTTATGAATCTCGACTGATTGACCTGGAACGTCCTCGGGAAAGCCGTTATACCGACGAGG